CCAGTTGTAGAACCTGTGCCGCTTGTGCCGTATGCCGCTGTTGTTGAAGTGCCGCCTGTGTAGGTTGCATTTGCACCAGCGTATTGGTCAAGACCACGCAATCCGTTTGTACCGCCGTAAGGGTTAGTGCCTGATTGTGCGGCTTGGTCGTTGTTTTGAATCATTGACAAGGCTTCGCTTTGTGCGAATTCTGCCAACATATCGTCAACTACGTTTGCTTCCAAACCATCAATGTCATCCAAAGCGGCTGTACGGATGGGGAATTGCACGTTCAAGTCTTGCAAAACCAATTGCCAAATTGAAGTGTCTTCCGTTGTGGTTGCGCCGTTGTTTTGGATGGTGTAACCCCAAGCCGCACCAGCGTTACCAGTTTTTACGCGGAATTGGTAAGAAGAACCATCGGTAGCAACTGTGCGAGAAATGCCACGCATGGGGTTAGCCAAACGCAGAGCAACAAACACAGGGTCATAGCCTGTACGACCACCTTGGTTGTTACCGCCAGCAGTCAACGCAGATGCTTCACGCAAATACGCATCGTATTGGCTTTCATCTTCAAACATTTTCAATTCTTTTTCGCCTTGACGACCAGCTTTGTAGTAGTTGGCAATCTGCTCTTTAACAGCACGATTCACATCACCGCGAACAGTTTTGTGGGGTGCGCGAATAATTGCAGGCGCTTGCACAGTTGCCAATTTAGCTTCAAAAGCAGACAGCTTTTCGGCTACATCAGCTTGCACAGCGGCGATGGCTTCGGGGATTTTTGCTTCTACGGCTTGGACTGCTTCAGCTTGTTTGGCTTCGATAGCATCCAGCTTTTCAAGGATTGCTTGGGACATGATTAACCTTTCAGTCGTTTATCTAACAGTTTGGATAACTCACGCAGTTCTAATGCGTTGAGCAGTTCGGTCACATCCACATCGGACTCACTCTGTTGTGGCGCATTTTCAATTGGGGCTTGTATCGCATCACGCGATTCCAAAACCTTCTTGAAGACAGATGCGGAAGTGACCGCATCTTTTTTGGAAATTCCTGCTTCTCGCAAAGCCTTTTCCAAATTCTTTAAATTAGCAGAACCATCGGCGCGGAAATATTCCAGCTTTTGCACTTCTGCTTGTGGGTTGTTGGGGTACATCACTACGCTGACTTCACGCAAGCCGCCTTTAGTGATTTGAAAATAACCTTCATCTCCATCATCATCCGAGCCTGCCATCATGGGTGTGCCATCTTCTTTTACCCATTGATATTCGTCAGCATAAGCACCAACAGACACGCCGCCAAACATGGTGGGGCTTTCAGTCATGATTTGATACAAGTCTGAACCAGCGGTAGTATTGACGTAAATTTTGCCTGCGGCAGTCATGCCATCATCGTCAAATTCAAAGCTGTGCCATTCACCAACTGGCATACTGTCAGCGGCATGGTTTAAAAACATTGGTAATGGTTTTCCTGCTTTGGAAAACTCACCAGCCCAATCCATAAAACCTTCGGGCTGATAATTAAATTTGCGACCATCTGCGCCTTCTCTTGCGCCCCATGTCGTAACCCTAGCTTCAATCTTGCCTGTCGGTTCTGCCGCCCCTGCTTGGTTTTCGACCAGCAGTTTTGCCTCGCATACCATCATCAAGTTTTTGGTCATAAATTACCTCATCGACTTTTGTTCGGTCAATGTCTTGTACTATTTTTGGCGGTCTGCCACGTTTAGCAACACCGACATTTGGCTTATAGCTTTGTAAATATCCTACCACTTTTTGAAAAATGTCGGACATTTATTTTGTACCTATGTTCATTTTCCGCGTTTGATTGCCGCCGCCGCCGCCAGTATCTTGTGGGCTTGAGCCTGCAATTGGTTCGGATTTTTTGGGGCTTTGCAATTCATCGCCGCCATCAATATTAGCTTTGCCCAAGTATTCTCGCGCCTCGTTAGGCGTCATGATTCCTGCATTAACACCAGCAGTCACATAATTCATTTGGTCAAGCGGTGCGCCTTTAAGGAAATCTTGTACATCAAATTCAACGCACAAATTAGGGTAACCCTGCAACAAAGATGCTTTTAATTTTTGTTGAATATTAACAATGATGGGGTACATGGTGGACTTGTAAAACTCATCCAGCATGGTTTGGGTGTTGTTATATTTTTGGTCGCCAATGTGTAGCATGGCAGGCGGTACACCATACAAACCGCAAATGCGTTTCATGGTTTGCATTTTTAAATTTGCCAAGTCTGTGTCTTGCAAACTTAACATTTTTAATGGTTCGTATTTCATGCCTTGGTCAAGCAACATTCCCTGACCGGGTTTGCTCTTGTCCGTCTGCTGACTTCCAACCATTGATGACCACGCTTCTTTCAGTCGTGCGGCAATTTCTTTATATTTGGCATCAGGAATCACATTTTCGGTGATAAACATTCCGCTTGGCTTTGCGCCGTTAAGCATGACGTAGTTGGCATACAAATCAATGTCTTGGTCTAAGCCAACCAATTCAGCCGCCAATATGCCTTTGTTAAAGCCAGCAGAACCTTGCCAAGCCATATCCTTGCAATGCATTACCTGATGCGCCGCAAGTGGTTGGTCTTTGTTGTAACCATAGCTAGGCGTAGACAAACGATAGCTTGGGTATCTTGTGGGCGTGATTTGTACAGCAATTAAAGTGCTGTCCAATTCGTACATTTCCAAAGGCGTTTGCGATGGATTTTCTTGGTCTTTTCTCCACCATAGGGTGAACGCTTCGCCAAGTAATTCGTGCCACATCATCCATTGATACCAATATTCATATTGGCTTTGAAAGTTGTTTGGCGTTGTCAGCAAGTTATAAACTTGTTTGGCTTTTACTTTGTCGCGTGTGCCAACATTAGGGTCAGTTAACGCATTTACATAACTGCCATCTTCTGACATTGCCATAATTTTTACTGGCAATTGCGCTATTGCTCTTGCTTTTACACCCACGCACGACATAACTGTGCTGTTGCGTGTAAGCATTGATGTATCAACAGGGCGACCAGCATTGGTGCTACTCGCAGTTGTTACATAAAGAATCTGCGTATTTACTGTTGGATTTTTATTGTCGCCTTGATAGACAATATTATTGCCAAGCGCCGTTTGCCCAAATAATGTATTTGATTCTGCGGAAACCTTATCTTTTCTTTTGAAAGCGTCTAGTATTCCCATTATTTTCCTTTAAAAAGTTCGGAAACCAAATCCTGACATTGTTGGGTTATCCAATGAACAATGTATCGCAATGATTAACGCAATGATGCCATCAACCTTGGCGCTTTTGTCATTTTCATTTTTGCGGACTTTAACATTTCCATTTATATCTGTATATACCTCACAATTGCCAAGTTGCCAACCGACAAATGGGTTGCCATCATGTTTGATGCCGTAATTCATGATTAACTTTTCTACTTGCTTGCTTGGGTTGCTTAACACCGCCATGCCTTGCCCAACTTTCTTAACAGGCAAGCCAGCTTCATGCAATCGTGCTACCAAACTTGCGGCGTTGTATGCGTCAAAACCAACTTCCTTAACATCGTATTTTTGGGCTTGGGCAATGATGTAATCGCTAATTTCGCGGTCATCCATTACGTTGCCTTCGGTAATATGTAGGATGCCTGAGTTAACAGCAACGCGAAAAATATCGCTGTAATGTTTAGGCACAAATGCCAATCCATCTTCGGGTAAAAAGAATTTAAATTCTGCCTCAAAGTCATTTTCCGCAAATCGTTTTAGCGTACAAATTGCATTTAAATCTCGCGTTGCCGCCAAATCAAAACCAATAAATACGGCTTCGGGTTCGCGTTGTTCTTTAATCAATGCGCGTTCATCATCCCAATATGCGCGGTCAAGCCAAGCGGAGTTTGCACTAACATAAATGTTAAGTGTCTTACACAAGAATTCATTTAGTGCCGCTGGCTTGTGTTTTGCCTGCTCTGCTCTTTCCGCAATGGCATCTTCGTAAATACTGATGCCGTGCATGGGGTTTGCCTTTGCCCAAATCTTAGGGTCGCGCCAATCGTCTTGTGGGTCTAAGCTGTACAGCAAACCAAACCATCTAGGGTTATCTTCTGCTTCGCCGTTAAGCATATTTTCAAGCATTTGCATATCTTCATAAAACTTGGTTTCCTTGGTAAAAGATGCCGTGGTTATGTAAATACGCAAAGGGTTTTGCCTTGCCACCATACCTGAGTGCAAAACCTCAATGGCGTTTCTGTCCACTATCTGCGCCGCTTCGTCAATGATGGCGCATGATGGGTTCATGCCATCGCCTGACTTTTTTGTGTCCCTGCTTAACGCTTTAAAGCGTGTTTGACTATCGCCTGCAACTGTAATTTGATTTCTGTGAACAATAAAAAGTTGCGCTACATCGTGTGGCATATTTTCCACAAAGCCAGTAGCCGCATTAAAAACAATGCTTGCTTGCTCGCGTGTGGTTGCCAATGTGTAAACTTCTGCGCCAGCTTCGCCCCACTTCAATTCATATAACGCAATAACAGCGGTCAGCGTTGACTTACCCGCCTTGCGCGGAATAAACACAATCACATCTGTGACCATGCGCTTGCTTACGTCTTTTTTACTTCTAAAACCATAAATGGCGCAGATAATAAAAATTTGGAATGGTTCAAGCATTAATGGTTTGCCTGCATCCGGTCCTTTTGTGTGGACAAGCGTTTTGGCAAACTCAATAAAGTGGGTCACATAATCAACATGAAATTCCCAACCCCATGACCTGTCTTCAAGTTGGTTTAAAAAGCGTTGACAAGCAAGCCGCACATTACGGCTAACTGTTAATTCCCCTTTTGCTACTCGCACCGCATATAGGATGCCATCTTCGTAGGTCATGGTCCGTTTAATAACTTGCTGTATTT